TGGGCCGAACGGGTTAGGAGACATTTCCTGTGGGGGCAAAAAGGAATTCTTGGGATTTTTAGACCAAGCCAGAAAAGCCTGAGTCGATTGAGGCTTCTCGACGACCACCTCTGCGTCAATAGCCTGCTCCTTGGCCTTTTTTAGGGCCTCTCCTCGTTCCGTAAGTAGTTTGTTGATAGTATCATGCGAGATACTAAAACGATGTTCTACGACGCTTTGGGGCTGGTCCTGAAGGGTCTGAATCTTGTCGATGGCGATGCCCATGGCGATGGGTATCTGGGAGACGTGCAGGTTGTCCAGTTCGTCCACCAACTTGCGGGAAGCCGACTGGACGAAGTTCTTGAGGTTTCGGACAGTGGTGGCCTTGAACTCGTCCTGAAGGCCAGTTGCCTCAGGCATGGCCCTTTTGACCGCCATGACGTTATTGGGCGACATCTTGGCTTCCTTGGCGATTTCGAGGATTGGCTTACCCTCCCTCAGGAGTGCCTCTGCCTTGGCTTTACGCTCCTTGGGCACCTTGGAGGCCTTATGCTGGGAAGAGGGGTTTGTGCTCAATCGCTCGTTATCCATGATTGACTCCTATGTGGCATTGGACCACCTGTCAACTGTGCCCGACGCCCCTAACGACTATTTTGACCGCAGGTTCATGGTGGACCTCATCCCTATTCGGACCACCCACCAGTCCGACCTCCGAATCCTGAAGACAAGGGATGGACGCCAGTTCGTCGGGAAGACCTCCAAGTCCGAGGTGGTCAAGTGGATGAAGGAGTTTGCCAATCGTGCAAGCCACTTCACCCCTGACGTCCCCTTCGAGGGCCCCCTTGAGGTCACCCTCTATTTCGGGTTCCCCCTCATCAAGTCCGACAAGGGCAAGGACGCCGCCATGACCACCAAGCCCGACTTCGACAACCTAGCCAAGTCCATGGTGGATACCCTGACCAAGATGAATTTCTGGAAGGACGACTCCCAGATAGTCTTCGGCAAGGTCATGAAGTTTCGCACCAAGTTGCCGTTCGTCGGCGTCTGGGTGAAACCCTGCAAATTCATAGATTCCGAATACTGTGAACAAATCCGCAAACACCTCAATGAAGGAAAGTGAACTCATCCGCCTGTACGGCCTCCCCAAGGAGGAATTGAAGGAATTCCGCTCCACCCTCGTCCGAGGCGAAGACTGGGACAAGGAGAAGGTGGGCGACAAGCCCGAGAAACTGTGTCCTGTAATTTTTTCCCCTTCGGGGAAGGCTAAGGTTCTGGAGCGATTCGGCGTTAAGGAGGCCAAGCCAGCCGAAATCGAATCAACCACCTTCAAAGCGAAGGTGGTTAGATGTAATTTCCCGAACCACCGCCTGATGACCGCCGTGGTGGATGGCTCGACCAGCGTCATTACTGTGCAGACTTACGACGCTAGGCTGTTCTACCGAGGTGCGGAGATTCTCATTACGCCCAAGGGGTCTTCTTTTTTCTGCTCGCAAAGACCCGCATCTAGGCAGAGACTCTTCAGCACTTCCACTAAATCCAAATCAAATGAAGTACAAGAATGAGAAAGTTTCCAAAGGCTCCAAAGATGCCTACGACAAGAACGAATACCGCTCCAAAGGTAAAAAGCCCCAAAGGGGCGGCAAGCGTTGCTAAATTTCCCCGCAAATAAAAACACCCCACTACCCTAATGAGAGAAATCGAAAAAAAGGCCTCTGAAAAACTCAGAGAGTTCATCGGCAGAGTCGGCAAGAAAATCGGCGAAGCCGAAAGCAACATGGCTGGCGGCATCGGCAGGACCGCCAACAAGATGGCGTCTGGCGTCGAAGGCCTCGCAGAACGCCTCAAGTCCAAGCCTAAGCAACAGGCCCAAGACTACAGTCAGGAAGACATGGACAAGGCCATGGAAATCTGGAGAACCCAAGGCATGGGCAAGATTGGCAACCAGCCCAAGGGCGACAAGTACATGAACAAGCCGAGCGGCAACAAGTACATGAACAAACCGATTCCCGACTACATCAGCAAGTCCGACGACCCTTACACGATGATGAAGTACGGCGAGATGTCTAAGAAGATTCTGAACCAGAACTTCGTCGAGAAGAGAAAGCCTTACACTGGTGCTGAAAGACAACTTGGTCGTGATATCAGAGATACCGCCATGTTCGGCGGTCTTACTGGAGAAGCCATCAACTATGCCATGGATTCCAACGAAGCCGAACGTAAGAAGGCCTCCGAGCCCAAGCATTTCATGAGCAAGGAAATCACGTCTCAGCAGGACGCCCACAACTCTTGGACCAAGCGTAAATACGGAAACCAGTAATCATGGCCGACCAAGCAAAGAAAAAAGCCAGCGAAGCGTTGTCCCGTATCGGAGACTGGCTCAAGGACCAGAAGGCCAGAGAGCACCCGACTGCTGGCGGTTATGGGACTGGCACCGCAGGGAACGCACATCTCGCCGAGGAATCCCGTCTTCATGGCGAAGTTGAAGCAATCAACATGCAAGAAAAAAGGGTGAACTACAAGAAAGGACTAGATGACGCAAATTCCGAACTGCAAGGAACGCTTGGTGACATTTCGAGGAGAAAGCAGAAATTGCTCGAAGCGAAGCAGAATACCTACAACGACAATTTCTTCAATGAGTCGCACCCAGACATCGAAGGAAGACGTCGTATGCTCGACAAAGCCATGGCTTCCGCTGACGCAAGAATGGATGCGGCGATGGACAAGAGAAGAGGCAAGCATCAAGCCCTGAACAGGGAATTCTTCCCCGCTGAAGACGCACACTACGACATGTCCAGCAGGGCTGACAGCCTTGGCAGGACTGGCCGAGACCTGAATCGTGAGCAGATTAAGAAAATTGCGAGTGAACTTAAAAAGCCCAAGCCGCTTGGCCGTGAAACCGCCGACAGGCTCCTGAATGAAGGTGCCGACGAAAAGACGCTTCAGGCTCGCAGAGAAGGCAACATTGTCGCAGGTGCAATTCTTGGTCATGGTGCCGTCGCCGCTGGTGCGGCCTATCGCTCTTCTTGGAGCCAGAAAAAGGACGCAGAACGCAAGTAAGCGTACACCGACATGGCGGAAGACGACAAATACGTTCCGTCACAAGGGAACCCAAAGTTAGACCCAACCTCTCAGGTTGCGAGCGTTGGGACCTATCACAATCAGGTAGCCGCACAGTCACAGCAACTTGCGTCCGCTGGTGCGTCCAAACTCAAAGAGATAGAAGACTTCAACGCCAGTCAGGCGGCTGGAAGGGCTGGACTGCTGAACAGCAGGATGGTGCCAGAGGGTTACGAAATCGGCGACGGCGGTGTGCTCAGAAACAAGGGATACAAGTCAACCAAGGGCTACCTTGCCAAGGAGCAGACTAAGATGGAGAGAGCCCACATCACCGAAAGGACGTGGGGCAAGTACAACAGGGAACAGGCCAAGAAGTCAGAAATAACGACTTCGATGTCTCCGACCTACGGCCAGTTCAAGCCCAAGAGCCCAGTGATGGCAGGAGCGGCTGGTTCGGTGGCGGGTGGACTTTCTCCTTGGATTGGCAGGTTCAACCACGTCGCCTGTGGGCCAGTCCTCGTAAGCACTTTTGGATTTAGCGGCGGCGTGATTCAGTCGAACGTACAAGAGGCATCCAACAACGGACTCTGCGTCAATTCCATCTCTCACTGGACCTAATGGCTTTCGAGAAGGAGACAGTATGCGGAATAGAACTCACTAAGCATCCAGTAATCAAGATGCCTACGGAGGCCGAAGTCTTGGACTTGGCTCAGGAGTTGGGCACCGACGCAGTCTCTGAAATCCTCAAACGTCGTGAGGAAAAGATTCAGGCGGAACAGAACGACCCGTACCGCCACGGCTATGAGCCAGAAAGTTGGGCCGAGGCAGACAGGTTGCTCATGTCGGGGAATGAACTTCTCATCATGGGGGGCAACCGAGCAGGGAAGACGGAATACGCCGCCAAGCGTGTGATGCAACTCCTGTGCAGTAGGCCAGAAAGCCGTGTCTGGTGTCTGCACACGACTTCCCAGACTTCCATCCAGATGCAACAGGCCGTCATCTGGAAGTACATGCCACCTGAGTTCAAGAACGCCAAGAAGACCAAGGTGACGAACATCCAGTATTCCCAGAAGAACGGGTTTACGGATGCCACGTTCGTTTTGCCGAACAGGTCGCAAATCTTCTTCATGAACTACGGGCAGGAGAAGAAGGTCATCGAAGGTGGCGAGCCAGACTTCATCTGGTGCGACGAACTTGTTCCACAGGACTGGATTGAGACGCTGAGATACCGACTAGTCACCCGCTCTGGTAAGATGATTCTTACCTTCACGCCCATCACTGGCTTCACGCCCGTCGTCAAGGACTACGTCGCTGGGTGCAGGATTAAGAAGACGCTCTTTGCAGACCTTCTGCCAGATACGCAGAATGTCCCAAGCATCCCCAAGGGGCACATGCCCTACGTTGCAGAATGCAGCAAGGGTTCGGCCAATGTAATCTGGTTTCATTCAATCCTTAACAGATACTCTCCCTTCGAACAAATCAAGTTAGCACTTCGTGGAAGAGGCCCGTATGAGGTGAAAATTCGTGCCTACGGATGGGCGGAGTCTCTTTCTGGCTCTCAATTCCCGAGATTCGGCGAGGCTTGCATCATCCCAGATGACCTCGTCCCAGATGAGGGCACCAACTACATGGCCGTTGACCCTGCTGGTGCAAGAAACTGGTTCATGCTCTGGATGAGGGTCATGCCAGACGGCTCTAAGTTCATCTACAGAGAATGGCCCGACATCAGCATGGGCGAATGGGCGATGGCTGGCGAAAAGCATGACGGCAAGGCTGGACCAGCCCAGCGTCAGGGTGCTGGCATGGGACTGGACGAAATCAAACGCCACATCCTAGACCTTGAGAATGGCGAAGTCATAGCCGACAGATACATCGACCCCCGTGCTGGCGGCACCACCATCATCCAGAAGGAGGGCGGGACCACGCTCATTCAGTTGCTCGACGACGGAGAGAACCCGATGTTCTTCACCCCAGCCGCAGGGCTCAGGCTTGAGGAGGGCATCTCCATCATCAATGACTGGTTTGCTTACGACCCCAATCAGGAAATCTCCATGGTCAACCTGCCGAAACTTTTCATCTCCGAAAAATGCCACAACCTTATCTGGTGCCTTAGGGAATGGACTGGTCTGGACGCCGAAAAGGGTGCCAGCAAGGACCCCATTGACACCCTCAGGTATCTGGCCGTCATGGACCCTATGTATGGAGGGTCCGACACCTACAAG